TGAATAACAATATTGCAACTAAATCTAGGCGATGTACCACCTTGACCATTATCTATAAGAGTAGAGTTATATTCTGATGCAGAATAAAAAGCATACTTGTCTACTTGATCTTCAGAAACAAAATCACCGAAACCCGCTCTAGTTTCCGTAATAATGTCATAAAGCACCCAAGCTGGATCATTACAATATTCTTTTGTAGTTTTTAGTGTTCCATTAAAAGAACCACTAAAAGACAAACTACCATCCGACCTTACAGTTGCGTTATGAGGTATTTTTACTAATCTTCCACGCACTCTATAAGTACGTCTTGGAATAGATCTAAAAATTTCAGAATCAAACCTTAATGCAGTTACAGCAGTATTTGCAAATGCACTAGGATCAAAAACTAATTCAGTAATAGATGTTAGTTCAAATGCATTAGTCAATTTAACATCTGTACTATCTGCTGTTACTCTTGTAACAATTACTGTAAGTGGAAAATCAGTACTTTGTATATCATCAGGAAAAAATATTATATGATCTTTAAAATAAGGTGATGTGCTTTTGCCTGTTACAGAACCTCCACCAGTATGTATATCACGATCTAGTCCTGTTAAATTAGAAGTTGTATTAATTTTTTTTAGTAATGTATTAGCTTGATTTTTTACTTCTATTGTATATTCAACTGTTGTACCAGAAATATTTCCATCATCTTCAATCTTTTGTAATCTAGGAAAACCTATTGTTACTCTAATTCCTTCAGTTGATGTATCTGTAATAGTTATTGTTTGTGGACTTGCTACTGTTACAGTTACACCAACAGTTCTATCTCTTTCTGTTTCTTTTAAACCTGGTATTTTTGTTTGTGAAGATGTACCAAAACGTGGGATAAATCTTGGCCTATTTGAATCAGCTGTACCAAAATTAAAATCAGAATCATCAGGATTTGTATTTGGTGCTGACTGTTTTAGTACTTGTGTATTATTTAAAAATACATCTTTAAGACTAGTTGTGTTGTAATTATTTGTTCCTTGTGTATGACCAGCATCTATAGCAGAAGGAAAACCTGCAATCTCTCCTTCTGCAATAACATCTACTAAAGTAACAAACTGACGAGAACCAATCTCGCCTTCTTTCATTTCAGAATCATAATAACGGATTGCTGTTTGCCCTTCTCTATCGTTTTTCCTAAAAAGTAGGCTATTAGCATCTTCAACATTACTTGGAATTGTCATAATTAATCCTTAAATACAGGGGCAGTATCAGTACCAGAACTGACTACGATAGATCCAGTAAACACTTCTCCATATATTAAAGGTATGCAAACACCACTTCGTGATACATTTTGAATGCCACTAAATGAATAATTAACCCTTGCATCTGTTTCACTTAATCCAGTATTTATATCACCTACATTTGGTTGTTGTTGTGGAAAAAGCATATTTGCAGCACCACTTATAGCCATTGATACTCCAATAGTTGTTAAAGTAGCACCAATTGTTGCCAGAATAGTACCTGCGGTTGCAACAGCACTTACAGCAGCACCACCACCTATAAAAATTGCTGGTATGAACCACCATGCACCAGAGACTAATGGAATTATTCTTATTTCACCCTCACTATGAACTAACAAATCATCTTCTGTTTTTACAACATCGTTATTAATTGTTATACGATACATATTACTTTTTATATGCTCATCAATATTAGGATAATTACAAACTAAATATTTATAAACATCTTTCATATTTTTAACATCTGCATAATTAACGTGCCAACCAACTAATTCTGCTAATCTGCCATATACTTTTATTTTGCGTAGTTCTTTTTCATCTTCTGTTTTTTCCCTATCTATAAATTTATCTCTAGTAAGCATTGGTTTATGTATTTTTGGTTTTAGTTCTATACATTCATCATCTATAGGATTAAATATAAACCAAGGTAATCCAATAAAATCACAATATTTTATATCATCTTCTGATGCAGTTAAATCCCCATTAGGATGCGAATGACATATATATAATACAGTTCCAGTTTCTTCTGCTTTTGCATAATCCTCTGGATCAATTGTGAAACTATTAATACCTTCAATAGCTATATTTTTACACGGATAATATTCTTGTTTACCATCTATATCTATAACTAAACCACAACTCTCATCAGGTAATAATGTTTTAGCATGGTGTAATGCCTGTTCTTGCCAAGTGTTCATGCAAACGTACCAACAGATGGAAAATCTTTTCTTGTAATTATTCTCTTAGGTGCATTACGATTTTGCAAGTCTAAAGATGATGTACATTCAAATTCTACAAAATCTTTACTTTCTACAATTTTTCTATCAATAAAAAATGTTTGATTTTCGTATGTATTATTAGCAGGTGTGCCATAAGGATTTGTTCCTGATTCAAAATTAGCATTGTCTAAGTAACGCAACATCGTAACTTTTCGTACAAATTTAGCACCATTAAGATCATTTTTAGGCGTAGTTAGGTTTGCTTGTGTCATTAAAGCAGTAACAGTAGACAATATATTGCTAATCCTTAATGTAGGTCTTGGTCTAGATGATTTTGTAGCTTGATATTCAAAGCCATTTGCTTCTATAGGAATGCGTGTATATGTATTACCTTGAAATACAACATTAAATGTAGTATTCATATTTATTCCATTATGAAATCTACTTACATCACTACTCCCATGTAATGCAGCAACAAGATGTATTTCAAACAGTTCTATTTTTGCACTAGGGTTGACTTTCTGAAGCTCTTCTGTAGGTATTGCCATTATGGTTCAAACACCTCCTCAAAAGTAGCTGATATTGTTGCACGATTTGCAAAGTTAATTGTTTTGTTCCATCTTTTACAAATGAATTGAGATGCACCTGATTTTGTTACTGTACAGTTACCAGAATTAGTACCACTGCTACCAGCAGTAATTGTAAATACATTTGCATTTGTCAGAGACACTACAGAAAAATTACCATCAGTTGCACTACCAGAAGTAAAATCTACAGTAATCGAATCATTAGCGAATAATTGATGATCAGTAATAGTTATTGTAATTGTTGTACCGCTTTGACTATAAGTACCTGTTTTTGAATAATCTTCACCAGGTGGTGTGAATGTAAATGAAGCCTGATCTAATGCCCTTTCATTTAAAAAATATTCTATTGTATCGCTTTCTGCTTCTGTAATATTTTCAAACTTAAGACTATAGTTTTTAGGATTTTGATGTGCTGCGATACCTATAAGTTGACGCTGCTCAAATCCATCTGCATAACGTATGCTTTTTATATTAGGTTGACTTAATTTACGCTGTCCAAATGATGGGTTGATAGCAGGGAAGGTAGCCATAGTTATGCGTTAGATAAAAGTCCTCCAGCACGTTTTTGTGCAATCAATTCAGCTTGTATAGCCTGTGCAAATACATTTGCAAGATCATTTGATTGTGCATTGTTGCCCTCAACAGATGAACCTGTAGCATCTACATTTATAACTATATTAGTAGATCCTCCACCAGATGACTCAACTCCTAAATTACCAGAACGACCACGTTTAAGAGGTAGTATTGCTTCTGGCATACCAGCTTCACCCATAAGACCTAAATTACCTGCTGCTCCATAACGGAAAAATGTTGGTTCAGTAACAACACCCCCTTTTGCATATGCTTGTATCTTCCCATCTTTACCAAATACACCACCAGTAGCATTTAAATCTAAACCTAAATTAAATGCTTTATTAATACCTTTTAACAAAGGCATCATTACCTTTTGTCTAATTATTATTCTTGTCATATCAGCAATAATTGATCTTGCTAAATCTTTAAAATTCGCTTTACCTGTCATTACAAAATCTACTAATGAATCTTCAAGACTTTTTAGAGCATTGCCCATTACATCTTTCATTTCTTCAGCCATAGTTTTTATCGAATCTAGATATTCTTTAACACCACCTTTCATTCCTTCAATTACTTCGTTTGTAGTTTTTCCTAATTCCTTCACCTCTTTTTTAAGATTTTTAGTTGCTTCTTTAGCTTTTATTGCATTTTCTACAAATTTATCAAATTCTGGTGTGCCAAATACTTGTTCAATAGTCATATTTTCTTTTCCTTCAAAAAGTTTTTCTAATTCATCTTTATAATCAAATACTGGTTGTAAAAAGTTTTGTATACCTTCTTGATTACCTTCACTAAGCTTTATCCTAAAATCAAAATCTTGAAAGTTTTGTATTATATTGCCCAATCCTGGTATTTTCTTAAAACCATCTAAAGTAACTTTTAATGCATCCATCATTGCATTTACCATCTCAGCAACCTTATTAAAAGCTTTTCTAATATTTCCAATAAAAAAATCAAATACACCAGATACAACACCAAAAATATCAGATGTAATTTTTCCTAATACACGACCAACACCTTGAAAAATATTAACAATATCAGTAACTCCCTTTTTTATAATTTCCTTATTTTTATTAAAAAATTTGAGAGTATTTGATATACCATCTTGAAATAATGCACCTATATTTGCAAACAATCCTCCAAAATTTTCTTTAAAATCTGCAAACTCTTTAGCTAACCTATCACCTGCTGCTGCT